GCTGTGTTGATTGAGGATTTAGATAATCTGCTTCATCAAGAATTACAAACTTTCTATTATTATCAAATGAAACAGTAGATGCAAAGTTTTTAATCTTGTTTCTGAGAACATCAATGCCAGATTCTTCAGAACCATTGATCATCATATGTGTTGCACCAATTTGATTCAACATTGCCTTAGCAACAGTTGTCTTACCTACACCAGGACCACCCGAAAGCAAAAGATTTGGAATATGCTCATCATCCACAAATTGTTGAAATGTATCCTTCAATTGTGACGAAAGGATACATTTCTGAATAGTATCTGGGCGATATTTTTCAACCCACAAATAATTTTTCATAACAAAAACTCCAAAAGGATATTATCAATTAGATTCAAGAGCAATAAAATATTCTAAATCTTGTCCTTTGTTTTTAAAATGGGAAATGCCTACACTTGCAACTCTGACATCATAATCACCTGTCAGCATTTTCAAGTTTTCAGTTTTAAAGCATGACACTAGATTGGTTTTTGATGTGTCACCAACTGATAACGAATAATTGTTTGAGGTCTCATTCTTACGATCAGTAACTGTCAATTGAATCTCTCCAGATTCATAAGCATTCACAACCAAATCAGGTACACCAAGAACTGCAGCAGATCTTTGTATTTGAGAAAACTCCTCTTGCTTCATTGTAAACTCAACATCAATCTCTGGCATTTGAATATCAGTCTTTGGTTCTTTAACCATATCAGTTGGAGTATAAAAATACTTAGCAGCATTCTTACTACCCTCTTCCTGAATAAGAAGATATTTTTCTTCAAAATTCAATACAGGTGATTTGAACAAAGAAAGTGCTGACAAAAATTCATTCAAATCATAGATTGCACATTCAACCTCAAATACTTCTGGAATCTGTGCAATGGCAACAATGTTTTTCATTGCGCTCATTGTTGCAACATTGTTTCCTTTTTTAATCAATAGATTGGAATTGATTGTTGAAAAGTTCTTCAAAATCTCACGGGTTTCATTACTTAGTTTCATTCGTTTCTCCATAGTTTAAATCATGAACATGCAATGCCATTATTGCATAGTGTATTACCTTGAGCAAATCTTTACGATTATACCCATCTTTTTTACCATATCTCTGAGCATATTTCAAGATATTTCCAATACAAAAACCTTCACCATGACCTGAATCAATGATAAATTCTGTTGCTTGGAATTGATTTTGAGAATAGTGCTGTTGATAGGTTTTGTTGATATAATTAACAATTTCAAGAATCAAATTGTCTTCATTATATTTGTAATTGATTTTTTCCACAAGTGCATCCTATAAAGGCACTCCGAAGAGTGCCTGTTTCATAATCAGTTAATAGAAATCAATCTAGGTCGTTTCTCATCAGGAATGATTCTTTCCAGATGAATCTTCAGCAAACCATTTACCATGCTCGCATCCTTGACAAATACATCTGATGCAAGAGTAAATGTTCTGTTGAATTGACGTTTGGAAATTCCTTTATGTAAATATACATCTTCGGAATCCTTAGTCTCAACATTTTTTGCAATCATAGAACGAATAGAAATCCGATTTTCCTTTGTTTCAATTTCAATATCATCTTTCTCAAATCCCGCCACGGCCAATTCAATGGTGAAATTTTCATCATTGTGTTTGATAATATTGTATGGTGGATAATTGGAAGTTGATACATTATCAAAGATTGATTCAAAGACGTTGTCAAATCCCACACTGAGTGTGCGGAAATGTTGTGGATCAATATAAGTAGAAAGATTGCTTGTCATTTTGTTCTCCTTTTTGAAAGCAAGATAAGAGAACGAAACCCGAAGCATTTCGTTCTCTTTTTAAATTAAAATTGTCAGTATCATGTAGAGCATGACTGACATTAAGGGCACTCAGTAGTACCCTTCCCTTTTGCTATTTATACAATAAACAACAAAAAATGTCAAGGAATTTTAAAAAAAGTGGCGACTCGTATCGGACTCGAACCGATGACCTTTGGCGTGACAGGCCAATGTTCTAACCAACTGAACTAACGAGCCGCATATTCAATTAGGCTGCTTCTGCAAAATCAAGAGCAGTATCCAGCGCATTCAACTTGACCTTTCGATTCTTCCCATACCATGCAGATTCAAGCCGACCATCAGCTGATCTGCCTTGTACATGGTCAGACATGTAGGTAACAGCATTAAATGCTTGCCACCATGTACCTTCAGCATATTCTGCTCCAGGTTGAGTATGAACAAGCTCAAGCGCCTTTGTTGACAATCTTGAATTTGCCTGTTCAGCTTCATATTCCTTTTCAGTTGATTCATTTCCGAAGACTTTGTTCATATATGCAACCAAATCCTTCTTTGTGTATCTTTTCTTTCCAAGGAATTCTGCCATACTTTTATACTGATCCATCTTCATTCGAGCAATTCCTAACTGCTCCTTGACAGAATCCGGATCCCATTTCTTTCGATGATTCAATGTGACCATATGTTCACTATCTGTGCTCAAAGAAAGTGTCAAGGTATTTTGGCAAACAACACGAATCGGTGTCATTCGAATATTGATGGTTCTTCCATACTGGTGCGGATTGGTGAACAAGAAATAGTTTTCTGTCACATCACCCTTGAACAATTCAAAAGACTCATTTGTTTTAGCCAAAGCCCAAACCAATTCTCCGCCTCGCAATGATCCAGCAGTGTGCATTTCCATATCACCTGCTTTCACATATTCATCAAAAAGCTCAAATGCTTGATGATTTTGAACTGGATTCCAACCTTTACCAATATTGGTCAAAACCTTTCCATCAAGATCTCTAACCAATGCTTGTTTACCTGTTGGTATTTTCTTTCCATTGAATTCTACGAATCCATCCAACTTAAGAACTTTCCAGTCCAATCCTGCCATCACCATAAATTCTTGTGGTGATAAATCTGGTTGAACCTGAAATCCAAGACCATGCCATGGCACTTCTCCAACGTATGCCATCTGCGCTTCACCGTTAATTACTTCTAATTCATGACTCATGCCATTCTCCGAAAAAAGTTTTCAAAACAAATCGAGGATTCTCGATCATTACTATATATTATTTTATAATAACTTTTCACAAATGTCAAGCATTTTTTTAAAAAAATTATTTTTTCTGCGACCATGCCCTTTTCTTGAGAGCCTTTGCAGCTTTCTTCTTTGCCATGTTCAATCGAAGATTAGAAACTCTCTCAGTAAAATTCTTCCCTTCCATATGATCATATTCATGCTGAAAAACTCTTGCTGTGATTCCAGCATATTTTCCTTTTTGTTCCTCACCATTTATGTCTTGATAGGTGAACTCGATTGCATATGGACGTTTGATGTTCAAAAACAAATGTGGATATGTCAAACAACCTTCTTCGTAGAATTCTGTTTGCTCCGATTCCCATATGATTTTTGGATTGAAAAAAATTTCATGATTTTTCATATCCAAGTCAGTAAACATCACAAAGGCACGAACCATCTGACCACACTGATTAGCTGATAATCCAACTCCTCCATGATGTCTCATTGATTCTATTAGATTATCATATAATTCTTGAGGTGTCAAGTGAAAAAT